TTACTGCAAGTTGTACTTGTAATATTGACTTTGCTGGTGGAGATGACATCGTTGACGGTGCTGCTTTGGATGATGCTGCTGGTACATACCTTGTACTTGGTACTAACGGCGAAGCTAACGTTGTAAATACAGGTGCTGCATCTACTTATGCTGCTGCTGCATTAGCTCTTGTCGCTGCGTCAGATACCATTGATGTAGTTATCGCTGGTGCTGCTGCTGCAACTGGACGCTTACGTGTCTATGCAGTAATTGCTGATATTTCAGCTGCTCACACTGAGGCTGCTGCAGCTTCACGTGATCTGTTGGCATAAACTAAAGTAAACTTAGGGGCTGGCTTCAGGCTGGCCCCTTTGATGCATCTTAAGGGAACATAATGGCACTTACATTTCTTACATTAACAAATGAAGTTCTCGTTCGTATGAATGAAGTTTCTCTTACTTCCGCAACATTTACAGATGCGAGGGGAGTTCAAGTACAATCTCAGAATGCTGTTAATGAAGCTATACGACACATCAATCAAAAAGAATTTGCATACCCATTTAACCACGCCACTAACTCTTCAACTCTAGTTCCTGGGGTAGTAAGGTACACGATACCTACTGGTACAAAGTACATAGACTACAATACAGCAAGAATAAAAAAGAATGCTGACGTTAATTCATCAGGGACTAATCTAACAAAACTTGATTATAACGAATACATAAGTAAAGAGTTCGCAAGTCAAGAAGATGAAATTAAGTCCACTACTCTAGATGGTTCCCATACTGATTCGGTAGCTGTACTTACACTTGCTTCATCCACAGGCTTCTCTGCAGAGGGAAGTGTCTTCGTTGGTAGTGAGCAGATTACTTATACAGCTGTGTCAGGTAAAACTCTTACAGGTTGCACTAGGGGTGCCAACGGTACAACTGCTGCTGCCTATAGTAGTGGTGTAGTAGTAACACAGTTCGAGAATGGTGGTATGCCTCAGTTTATTGTCCGTACCCTTGACAACAATTATTTACTATACCCTTTTCCTGACAAAGAATATACTTTGATCTACGATTACTTTACGTTCCCTGACGACTTAACTGCACACGGGGACACTACTTCTATACCAGATAGATTTAAACCTGTCATCACAGATGGAGCTACTGCATTCCTCTACCAGTACAGAGGTGAGATGCAACAGTACCAGATTAACTTTGAACGTTTTGAAGACGGTATTAAAAATATCCAAAGCTTGTTAATTAATAAGTTTGATTATATTAGATCAACAGTTCTAGACAGATCCCCAAGTTCTAACTTTGGAGTGTCGCTCTAATGCCAGATAGCTCTGAGGTACAACCAGCCGCATTTAACTGTGAGGGTGGTTTAGTCTTAAACCGTTCTACCTTTCTTATGCAACCAGGTGAGGCTTTAGTTTTAGAGAACTTTGAGCCTGACGTTGAGGGTGGCTACAGGCGTATGAACGGCTACCGTAAGTACGTTAATCATATTGTTCCCCAGACATCTTCTTCTTCTGAAAAGATAATAGGTGTAGCTAACTTTGGAAATAAAGTAATAGCTTGCAGAGGTCAAAAGATATTTGGGGCTGCGTCTACTGAGTTAGCTCTTGCAATAAGTGCAAGCACTTCTATGTCTGGTTCTGGTGTAATCAAGGTAGACTCTGTTGCAGGCTTTGATTCTAGTGGTACTCTACAATTAGATTTAGAAATATTTACCTACACAGGTGTAAGTTCTACGGTAAAACCAAACGAGTTTACAGGCGTAACGAGGGCTACCTCCAGTACTACAGCAGCTACACACGTTAATAATATAACAGTTTCATCAAGCTGGACAGAGATAGATACGGGTAGGACCAGTGCCGTTAAGTACAGGTTTGAGCGTTTTAACTATGACGGTAACGAAAAGATTATATTTGTTGATGAAGAGAACGCACCTGTAGTCTTTAACTTAGCCCTTAGTGCAACTGATGTGAGTACATCTTCAGTGGCAGGGTCTAAGTTTATAGCGTCTTACAAGTCACATATGTTTTATGCTGGTAAGTCTACTACGTCTGAAGAGTTAGTATTTAGTGCTCCGTTCAATGAAGATGATTTTACCTCAGGCAACGGTGCTGGTAGCATTAGAGTAGACGACACTATAACAGGTTTAAAAGTCTTTCGTGATTCCCTTTTTATATTTTGTGAGAACAGGATATTTAAATTAACAGGAAATACATCAAGTGACTTTGCAATGTCGCCAGTTACTAGAAGTATTGGCTGTCTTAACGGAGACACCATACAAGAATTTGGTGGTGACCTAGTGTTTCTTGGACCAGACGGTTTACGTACAGTCGCTGCTACTGCAAAGATTGGTGACGTTGAACTTGGTACAATAAGTAAAAACGTACAATCTATCTTTGATAAAAACATTAAAGACTCAGCCTTGTTTGAGAGTGTTGTTATACAAGACAAGACACAGTACAGAATATTCTTTACCAAAGACGGTCAGGCAGAAAGTACTACAAGAGGTATTTCTTGTGTGATGAAACAAGAAGGCTACGAGTTTTCTGAGATCCGTGGTATAAAACCTACCGCAACAGATACCTTTGTTAGAGCAGGTGATGTTATTGTACTTCACGGTGACTTCAGTGGCTTCGTACATAGGCAAGAAAAAGGTAATACCTTCGATGGTATTCCTGTGTTAGGAAGATACAGAAGCCCTGACTTACCATTTGGTGACACAGGTATCCGAAAGCACATGCAAAGAGTTATTATTAACTACAAACCTGAGTCTGCTATTGATGCAGAACTATTATTAAGGTACGATAACGAAAATGCAGACTCCGCTAGACCTGCAGCATACTCTCTAGATTCCAATGCAGTAGCTGCTCAGTTTGGTTCAGCATTGTTTAGTCTTGCAGGTGGTGCAGTTAGGTTTGTTTTTGGTGGACCATCGCAGCCTCTTATAAGACAGTCAGTAGAAGGTTCAGGCTTTTCTGTCGTACTGAGAATAAACGATGGTGGTGTGTCTGCACCCTACTCACTTAAAGGTTTTCAGTTAGAGTATACATTAGGAGCAAGACGTTAAATGGGCGCTACATACACAAGACAATCAACATTTACCGATGGCGATGTCATTACCGCTGATCTGTTTAATAATGAATACGATCAACTTCTAGCTGCTTTTGCTTCTAGTACAGGCCACACACATGATGGTACTGCTGGTGAAGGTGGACCTATTACTCTGGCAGCGTCAGACGTTCTTACTATTGGAACAAATGCTGGTGATGTATCCATTGTCTTTGATGGCGGTAGTAATGACGGTACATTAAAGTGGATGGAAGATGAAGACTACTTTGAGTTTTCTGATGATGTACTTATTGCTACCAATGAAAAAATACAGTTCCGTGACACTGCTATATTTATTAACTCTTCTGCAGACGGGCAGCTAGACATTGTAGCAGACACAGAGATACAGATTGTTGCTACCACTATTGATATGAATGGTATACTAGATGTATCAGGTAATTTACTTGTCGGCGGTAACCTTACAGTTGCAGGTGATGCTACAGTAACAGGTACTACTACATTTAATGGTGGTACAATTACACTTGGTGATGCGGTTACAGATAACGTTGTCTTTGGTGCAGACGTAAACTCTAGTATTATTCCTAATGGTGTTGCTGGATCGTTTGACCTAGGTTCGTCAGGTCAAGAGTGGCGTGACATATATATAAATGGTACAGCACACATTGATACTCTTGATGTAGATGAGAATGCTACAGTGGCAGGTACGCTAGGTGTTACAGGAGTACTGACAGGTACATCTTTAGACATCTCAGGTAACGTAGATATTGATGGTGTAACGAACTTAGACGTAGTAGACATTGATGGTGCAGTAAGTATAGCTGCTGATACTACAATTGATGCTGCAAATAAGATACAGTTTCGTGACACAGGGCTATTCATCAACTCTTCTGCAGATGGACAACTGGATATTGTAGCAGACACTGAGATACAAATTGCTGCAACTACTGTAGACATTAACGGCGCAGTAGATGTGTCAGGTAACTTAGTAGTTGGTGGTGACCTTACTATCTCTGGTGATGACTTGACTATGGGAACTAACACTGCAGGTCTGCTTCTTATTGCTGACGGTACAAACTTTAATCCTACTGCTGTTGGTGATCTATCAGAGATAAGTACTGTTGCAAGTGATGACGTATTCTTAGCCATTGATACATCTGGTGGTGGTTTAAAGAAAATAACAAGAAGTGCTATTGTATCAGGCCTGGCTACTTCTAGTGCTATCTCTAACGTTGTTGAAGACACTACACCACAGCTAGGTGGTAACTTAGATGTTTTAGCCCGTACTATTACAACGTCTACATCTAATGGTAATATTGCTATAACAC